CTCCATACCTTCACAAGCTATTGGTCCTTCACCGAAAGCTGACTCACACGCGTCTCCTTCCCATGCGGCGCACTCTACAGCGGTGAAAGTCATTGAAGAGCCTTCTAATGATTCGGTGATAATCGCTTTCATGCCTATCTCAAAATTTGAGGCTATCACTTGCACGTTGGTCTCGAGAGAAGAAATTGCTTCATCTTGTGTTCCTTGGAAAGCTTCAAATATAGATTGGATGGCATCAACTGTGTCCTTGATTATTCCAATTGCATTGTGAATGCTGGCAAGGAACTGGTTTATTGGTGTCATAATTTTTTCAAAGCTATCGTACCAGTTATTGTACTGCTCTTCCAGCTTTTGGGTTTGGGAGTTGAGTGCCTGACTTATGTCTACCAGTGGTTGATAGAGGCTTTGTGTGGCTGTATGAATGTCACCAAGCTGAATAATCATGCTGGCTAATTTCACATTTTGTTGTTCAACCATAATTTCTAACGCCGTTAGATCTAATGTTACGTTGGCGTCTTCAAAGTTAATGTCCATAGAGATCTTCTCCATTTCAGCTACAAAATCATTAAATTGATTACGGGTCAATATGACCTCTGTTAGACTAATCGCATATGGTACAATAAATATCAATAATAGCAGAATCATGTTTACTAATAATTATAAATAAGGTTAAATCAAAGTTCTTCCTGGAATCTAATGGAAGAAATCAGTTGAGTACGAGTGGAATTAATTAAATTTTCCAGAATCAAAAATAGGGTACGATCAGAATGAATTGTGGTACGGTTAAGGTCTTGAGAGAAAGCTCTTATGGCAGCAGAATTTGCGTCGATATAAGATATGCGTTCAAGAGTTGCTTGTAAAACGGGGTATATGCCCTCGACTTCCTCTCTAATTTCACGTATCTCCTCCAGCGAGTGCCAAACGTTTAAGCCGATCTGTTCGAAGATCGTTGAGTTGATGGAATTTTCAGAAAGCACTTCAAATTGGTTACGTGCTAATTGGACTTCAGTTAGCCCTAATACGCAAGGAATGAGAAATATACTGTATAGCATTATGCATCTTAAGTTGAATATTTTTGTTTGTGAGAAAAGTGCGCAGTGGAATTAATTTCTAACGAATCTACGCCTGCGAGCAGGAGCAAGATTCCTCGCACTGTCAGAGGTAACGTTCTGTTTTAGATATACGGCTATCGGCTGATTCTCTAAGGTGGTAATAGTTTGGACCTTGGGATTGAGGAGATAAACTTCCTCGTGGCTTGGAAACGGTATATAAAGAGTCTTTGTGGCTCCATTCACCGCACTTAGGTACATGGTGGGTGTTTCAAGCGTAACTGTCTGGGTGTCATCACCATCGACTAGCGTGATCTCCAATATGAAAGATGCGCCCGCGGTGACTACAGGCCAAACCGAGTCCTTAAGCATGGCTTGAGCCACAGGGTCAAATCTGTCGAAATCCGTGGTGAACGTTTGCAACTGCAATGCCATGGCCCACCCTAACTCGTCTTGCA